GCGAGCCGGCGACAAATGATGTTTTCCCGTTCTTTCGTCCTATCTCCAGGAACGCCTCTTTGAATCGACGCTCCTGTGTTCCTTTATAATAGAAACCGAACAAGTTGTAGATAATGAATTTTTGCCAAGGCTCCAATAAGAACGGTTTTCCCATTAACGGGTTTCCTTTCATATCTTCACCCTTCATGTGAACGAGGGTGTTTTCCATTATGGCGATTACGGTGTCAGGGTCTTTACTTCTGAGTTCAATATCCTTCCTTGCGAGGTCGCTCTTGTATCTTTTACACGCTGCGACTACCTCGGCTCCTGCTCGCTTCTCTTTCCCATTAAGGACTCGGTTCACATATGTTGTAACCGTTCGTTTGTTTGACTTCATTCATGCTCTTCCTCGTAGCCTTCTTCATATCTGCACTTGTTCGGAAACATGCTCCGTATCTGCGCCCCGACTGCTCCATAGTCAAATGCCCCGTCCTCCGTGCTCACAAAATCTGCATTATCAGGAATGGTAGTATTCATACCGACGATTTTGCAGTCTTCGTGCTTGATTCCTTTTATATTCTGATAGTTCCCATATAGACTTCTAAACATCGGATTGTTCGGGAATGCTCGGAGCGTTTCTATAACCTTTTCTTTGTTCAATAGGATGGGGCAGTGGACAGCATAATTCAGCGTGCCACATCGGTGCTCATTCAATTCGTGCTCGCATGCTCGTAGCTGTTCTGTGTACGGTGTGACCCCGCGGTGCCGTCTTTCGATATGTTCGATGTGCTCGGATAACGTTCCGTTATATACGGCTTCACCTAACGTCCACGGTTTCAGAATGAAAAAGTCGTCGTTGAATAGCCAGAAGTCTTCTGATATATCCTCTGCCACAGATATGCGGCCGAGCATGTTTTTTACCCGTTCCCACTTTGTGTCGCCGTACTGCTTTATGGCAAGCCGTCCGTCCGGTTGTAATTCGTTAGGTTGTCCACCCACGAACCATACCTTGTCGTGCGGGAAGTTCTCCAAACTGCGGAGGCTATACCGCAACTCATTGTTTACGAAGTCGGTCTTTAAAACATAAACGATGTCGCACTTTTTCATTTTTTCCTCCTATATTCCGATTTTTGAGAGCATATTTTCAAAGGTGGTGTCCTTTTCAGATAACTGCGAGTCTCCGTTTAACCGCTTGTACCCGCTCGGTGTTAACCCGAGGTCTCTCCAGTATGCGAGGGCTTGTTGGTTGCATTCGTTGATGACCACGAGCGCGGGGTTCTTGACCATGTTAGTGTGTCCCGCCTTGTTTGTATGTATGATAACCGGCTTGTCGTGACTTTGGTGAAATTGCTCGAGTGCCGTATCTTTTACTTCCAATATCCCTGCGAGTTGTGAAATCACCGTGTCAAAAAACGGCTTATACGTGCCCGCCTCACAGCATGCTCTTTCGATTTTATCCTTCCATTTTCTTTCCGTCATTTATGCTCCTTGCCATATACAAAAACGGTGTGTCTAACACTGCGACAATCGCTTCAATAACTGACGTACTGACCGCTATAGTCAGAATTGTTTTTATGTCATAAATTCCTACAAACGCAAGCCAAATGAAGCCGAAATTTTCAAGACAGTTGCAAATTATAGTGGCCACATTATTCCTTAGCCATAAGTACTTGCCTTCCGTTTTTTCTCTTATCTTGCTAAATAAGTATATATCACACATATTTGCAACATAATACATCACCGCACTCGCAATACTAATTCTTAGATTTAACGCAAACAGCGTGCGCATTGCTTCGTTTGCATAATCGAACTGACTCGGTATATATCTCAGTGCTATTTGTGTGGACAGTACTAAAACAATATCTGCAAACAGTCCCAACTTGACCGCTTTTTGAGCATCTTCTTTCGAGTAGCACTCCGTTAGTATATCAGTTGCCAAGAATGTCGACGCAAACATTACCGTCCCTATTGCTGTACTCAATCCAAATACAATCGCGTTTTTCGCTGTTATAATATTAGCCAATACCGTTGCCACCGCAACCCACGCTATCACTCCTTCTTTCTTGAATAATTTGCTACAAACGAGCACCATTGAAAATATCACAATAATTTCTATAAATAAAATCAGTTCATTCATTTTTTATTCCCCTTAGTTTTTTTTGAGTGGGTTTTTGCATACCACTATTTTATTTTTCAACAATCACGTCAAAGTGCGTCCTGCATCCAGTGACCTCATCTTTTATGTGTAACTCCAACGGTTTATAATTCGTATTCAAAAAGTCATAAATATATTCAACAACATCCTCAATATTTAAATTTTTACCATCAACGTTTTTCATTATCCATTCCTGCACCTCGGTGTAATCGGGATATATTTTCGCAGGAACAAACTCAATTACCAAGTTGTTTTTATACCAATCACCACCAAGAACGCACCTCGTAAATGCGACCGGTTTCATTGTTATTTTTTTAATATCCTGCGTGTTGTTTATTCGTAGCATAACGGGTCTTCCTTTCCATTCGCCTTGAATGCCTTTATCCTATCAATGCATGTTCCGCATCTTCCACATGGTTTGTCACCGCCCTCATAACAACTCCACGTCATCTCGTACGGCACGGATAGTCGAAGGCCTTCTTTGACCACGCCGGCTTTATTGATATCAATGAACGGAGCACATAACTTAACTCTTCTGCCACTGCCTTCATAAATTGCCTCGTTCATATAGTCAGCAAACTTTTTGGAACAATCCGGATAAACCGACCCGGCCGCATCGTCCTGATGAGCTCCATACCACACTTCATTAGCGCCGACACTTAACGCAATAGCCGCCGCAACAGATAATAATACACCATTTCTGAACGGCACATATGTGCTCACGGTATTACTATCTTCCATCTGCTCCGCATACGAGCGTTTATCAATGGCCCCATTACCCTCAAGCAAAGTGCAGTCACTATATTTCATGACTTCTTTTAAATCCATTTTTAAATATCTGACACCGTAGTGTCTGGCAATATTTTCGGCGCACTCCATCTCTTTTGCGTGTTTTTGCCCATAATACGCATTCAACGCCACCACGTTTTCGTTTCCATATTTTTCAACCGCTCTTGCTAAACATGTGGCACTATCAAGCCCGCCACTTAACAACACAACCGCTTTCATCACAAACACCTCTCCGCATACTTCTGATATTTTACCCACTCAACAAAATTATTGAGCGCAGCTTGTCGACTATCTTTTAACCTAAACCCTTCGGGCGAATCTATTTTTTTTACGGTTTTACCGTTAAATTTGTATATGTAGCCAAACCTGTTTCCCGTAGTCCATGCAGTACTGTCTACGCTATCAAAGTGATATTTCGACAACTTATCGAGGCGAGTAAAGCCGAGTCCATGCACTTTCGCACCACGTTTATGCGCCTCGCTTATAAAGAAAGGAAAGTACTTATAGTCTTTTAGCACTATCTCTTTGGATACAATTCCTCCTATCGCAATATACGAGTACTTGTCACATAATTCGAAGTACTCATTGAGCCCACGGCTTTTATGCCAAACAGGAATTGAGGCTCTTCCAGTTAAGTCTTCCAAACGCGCCCTGAGTTCCTTGACCTTGTTATATCCAACAACGCTGTCAATATCTAACTCAAAATACTTTTTAATTCTGTTTCTGTTGATAAATTCTGCATACTTCTCTATATATTTATCCCAATTTACACGAGTTTTAGCGTCTTGCATAAATGTGAATGCACCACTATCAAGCATAAAATCTGATGCATTTGGAATTATATATTTTTCTGTAAAATCATCTGCATAATAATATGACTGCAATATATATACGTGTGAAAAGTCTTTTTCATCAAAATACGCTTCCCACAATCCACCAGATTCAGCCAAAAATAATTTCATATCACTTGTAAGCGATTGCACCCCTCCTGCAAGATAAATAATCATAACTCAAACCACTCCCCGCAATGTGGGCACTGTATCTGTTTGGGCTCCTTTTCTTTCTTTTTAGCCTCTTCAAAAAAATTATCAATATCAACGTCCTCTTCGATATCAAAGCCGAAGATGCTCATGTCCGTTTCTTCGCCAATTTTATCAAGTTCTTCTTCCAATAGTGCCATATCGAAGCCAGTATTCATTGTCAGCTGGTTATGTACGAGCATGTATGCCCGCCTCTGCTCATCCGTCAAGTTATCGAGTTTGATTACAGGAACTTTTTCAATACCAAGCTCCTTGCACGCCATCAACCTCCCGTGTCCCTCGATAACTTCACCATTTTTCCATATAGCGATTGGGTCATTCATTCCGAATTGTCTTATCGACTCCTTTATCTGTTCTACCTGCTCATCCGTGTGTCTTTTTGCGTTTCCTTCATAAGGCACGAGTTCGTCCACATTCACATATTCGACTTTCAATTCCATGTTTTCTTCCTCCCATAAAAAGAGGGGACATTCAAGCCCCCTTTATCATTTATACTTTAGGTATATGTTACTGCGCGTACGTTACGCCGTGAATCACATTCCAAATAGTCGACACCGAAACTTTGTACCTCCTGGCAAGCTCCTGCAAGTTGTGTTCCTCGTCGGCTCGTATTGCCTTAACTTCTTCCTCTGTCAGGCTTCGCTTGGTTGAGTGCTCCTTCCATCGCATCAGCCCTATGTCGTAGGCCGCCTTGACGTTCTCTGAATGAGTGCACCAACGGAGATTGTCCGCCCTATTGTTTGACTTATCCCCGTCTATATGGTCAACCTCTCGGCATCCTCTCGGATTGTCCATGTATGCTTCTGCTACTATGCGGTGTATGTACTGCGAACGCCCGTCCATGCTTGCCTCGTGATATCCCGTCGGAAGGGTGGTCTGCTTGACCTCACTCCATCCTCGTGTTTTATTCCATCGATATAGGTCTCCCTCGACTGTTATCAAGTACCTCGGCCTTATCTTAACGCCGATTGCCATGCTACCGTCGTTTGTGACTATCATCTCCTGTTCTCTCATAACTTTCACCTTTCCCTTTCCTTTACCTGTTTATACTTTTTTTCGACGATGGGCTCCATATATATAAATGTTTACCTCGCGCCGTTGCCCTTAGTGCTCCTGTTGGCTCCGACCCCGGGGGGCTTGTCCGTCACCCCTTGAAACATTTTTTGGCTCCATATATATAAATACTTACCTCGCGCCGTTCTATTTTCTAAACACCGGTTCATTGTTCCATTCCACCTGTGAATTAGGTGGCAAGTCCGAACCATCAAGCCGTTTCCAGAATTGCTTCTTATTGAATACGCATCTTGTCCACAGCAACGTTTCTCTTTTACCATTTACCTTGCAGTTGTACATCCCTGTCATCCTTGGGTTGTCCGTCTGCCACGTTACGCTTTCTTCTTCCATACATCACCACCTTATCCTTTGGAACATCTGTCGCCATTTCGCCCATTTATACTATCACGAATTCCTTGAACGCTTATATCTGACTTTCACTCAAACGCTCCTTCACCTCTTCAACGTTTAGTCCTTGCTTCCGTGCTGTACGTAGTGCAAGTTCCATACCCGCTTCCGTTAGCCTGTGTGTGCCACGTTCGTGTAGTGCGTTATGTTCTGCCGCGCTGACCGATATCAAATTCCAGTCTGTCAGTCTATATTCAGGAAAATATTCAACAGGTAGAATATGATGCACTGTATCTGCTTCCACGCTCCGTCCGTACCTTGCCGCCAACTGCGACTTGTACTTATCTCTCCGTAGTATCACGGCTCGCTTTTTCTTCCATGCTTTTCCGTATACACTCATAGTCCCTCTTCAGTGAAGTCGGGTTTTGGAGCCTTAACTCCTGGACACTTCCATCAGCCGCTCGCATAACTCTTTGATGTGCTTCACCGTCACCATGTCCTCGTCAGTCAGTACATTCGCGGCCGTCCACTCCAACGCGTCCCGTATGTGGCTTCCAAACATAGCGAAGTCCCCTTCGCTGTCAAGTCCGTGAGCAGCTGTGAAGTTATCCTCTCCGTCGAGAAAACATCTCTCCAAGAACTCCCGCGCCTC